GCTTGCCGCGAGGCTTGGATCGGGCTGGCGCAAGATCCGACGCGCATCGAGCACGTCTTCGCCGTGGACGCGGACGACAAGGAGTCGGTCACGATGGGCAAGCAGTTCCTGAGCGTAGTCTCGGAGAAGCGCTCCTGCGTCGCAGCCTGGAACCTCGCAGCCAAGAAGGCGCGGGGCGATCTGATAGTGCAATTGTCCGACGACTGGGTGCCGCCGATTGGCTGGGATGCCAAGCTGCTCTCGCTCGTCGAGGATCGCGACTTGCAGAAGGAGCCGATCGTGATCGCCGTGCACGACGGCCACCGCACCGGCCCGCTGCTTTGTATGGCGATCCTCTCGCGAGCGCGCCTCGAGCAGCAGGGCGGAGAGCTCTTCCACGAGGGCTACGAGTCGGTGTTCTCCGACAACGAGTTCAGCCACCGAGCCTGGCGGGACGGCATCGTGATCGACGCGCGCCACCTCTACCGCTTCGAGCATCAGCATCCGGCCTTCAAGAAGGGGCAATGGGATGCAACCTACCAGCACAACAACACGAAGGAGCGTTACGATGCCGGCCTCGAGCTCTTCAAGCAGCGCAACCCAGACGCCGACTCCAAATGGACCACGCCGTGAGCAGTCAATTCACCTACGAGTATCGCATCCACAACTCGACGGACGCGCTGATGTCGCGCGACCGCACGATCCACGCGCAGTACGATCACGCCTACGTCGCGCGCTATGAGAAGTATCCCGAGCGCGAGCTCTCGGAGATCCGCGCGGCGCTGTTCCGTCGCTTCTTTCCAGAGGCGTTTATCGTATGCGACATCGGCTACGGAACCGGCGCGTTCCTGCGGGCGGTCAACGATCGCAGTCCTTGGGTCCATTGCTGGGGCTACGACGTTTCCCCATATCCCGCGCCGTCGTTCGTGCGCGTGGATCCCGAGTGGCAGCGGACACGCTGGCCGGTGGTGACGTTCTTTGACTCGCTCGAGCACTTTGACCAGCTGCCGCGGTTCGAAGCCGATGGTGCGATCGTCTCGGTCCCGTGGTATCATCCAGCACTCGGCGCGGAGTGGTTTTACAACTGGAAGCATCGCCGCCCAGGCGAGCACCTCTGGCACTTCACGCCGGAAACGCTGAAGAACGCGATGGCGCTCAACGGGCTTCGGCCGGTCTTCATCGGCTCGCCCGAGGACGCGGTCCGAAAGAATGATGGTGACTGGCCGAACATTCTTACGATGGTCTTTAAGACGTGAGAATCTGCATCGTCTACCATCAGCGCCTCGGCGACATTATCCGCGTCCTGCCGATTGCGCGGCATCTGGCGAGCCAAGGCCATTCCGTCTACGTCGAGTGCTTCGCCCAGTATTGGGGGCTCTTCGGCTGCGTCAGCTACGTGCGGCCCTCGGATCCGAAGCAGCGCGACAAGATGCGCTTCGGCCGCGTGCTCGAGCTTGAGATCTGGCCGCACCGCTACGATGAATACCGCGCGAGCGGGAAACCCTGGGGCGACTTCGTCTTCGGCCTTTTCCCCGAGTTCGCCCAGCTGAACCAGCGGCCGGAGTTCGACCTGATCGATGAGCAGCCGCCGCTGGAGGACTACGGCTTCAGCCGCGAGATCTGCCTGCTCGCGCCGTTCGGCTACTCGCAGGGCAAGCAGTACCACGCCGGGCCTCTGATGGAAGCCTGCCGGCGGGTCGCCAAGCGGCCGATTGTCTTCCTCGCGGACGAGGCGCAGGAGGCGAAGCTCCTGACTTGGCGCGTGCCGCAGACGATGATCCTTCGGGCGAAGTCTCCAGCGCACTTGCCGCGGATCATCCGCGACGCGGAGGAGATGTTCACGATCAACTCCTCCCCGTGCATCATCGCCGGCGCGGTGCGGAAGGAGTTCTGGCACGTCTCGTCTGGCGTCGCACAGGATGATGCCTTCTCGCCGGCCTCGCGCGTTGTGACAGTTGGAGATTAAGTATGGCCGCAGTCCGCGACTTCGATCCCGTGCAGCTGGCGCTCGACCAGGGCGCCATTCTGGAGCAAGCCGGCATTACGTTCTCCTACCTCGGCAGCACGATCACCGGCGTCTGGTCTTCAAGCCGGAACCTTTTTGACGAGTTCGAGGACCAACGCCGGGACGACGTGAAGTTCACGGTCTTCTTCACGACCTCCTCGGTCACGGGCACGCCGGCGCAGAGTCAGACGCTAGTGCGGGCCGGCACGACCTACTTCGTGGAGCAGGTGCGGTTCGACGCGGAGGGCGCGGGCTGTGAGATCGACGTCTGCAAGGTGATATGATCGCGATCACAATCGAGAATGAACGCTTGTCCGCGGCGCTGACTGAGCTCGCGCGCGCCTCGCAGTTCGGCCTTGGCCCAATCATCAAGGAAGAGGGCCGGTATCTCACGCAATTATTCATCAAGTTCACTCCTCCAAAAAGCAAGAAGCAGGGCGTTAACGCGGTCCGCAAGGACATCGGCAAGATGACCGCGGTGCTGGATTACAACACTCTAAAGGCCAAGGCTGCACCGGGAAGCATCTATGAATCGATGGCGCGGATGGTTCGTCGGCGCGAGACTGAGAAGCTGAACAACTTACTGCGAAACCCCAAGATCTCCTACTGGGGCGGCCGGCGCGTCCTATCGGATATCACTCAGGTCGCAGAAGTTCATTTGCGCGCGCGCAACAAGTACGGCCGAATCCCGAAGGATCAGAACGTGGCGGCCTACAAGACCGACGCGAGACGCTATCGTAAGGCAATCGAGGACCGCGTGGGCTGGACCGTTGCCGGATGGATTCCAGCGGCGAAGGCGACGAGGGCTCGCTACAAGAAATTTGCGGAGCCTTTAGCTGAGAAGGCCGGCGACGTTGCGTTTTGGTTTGGTAGGGCAAACGAGCGCCCAGTTTTTATCGCAGCTCGAAATCGCAATGTTAAGATTCCGAATTACCAGCGGATGATCGACGGCGCGTTTAACTCCCGCGTATCTACAACGATGAAAAAGGTGAAGCGGCTCTTAGCTGGCAAGGCCGTCAACCTAGGATTCACTCGTGTTCAAGGCGCCCAACCTATCCCAGAACTGGGCGAACAAACGATGCCACAACTTCTTGCCGCGTGAGCACCCGCACCAACATCCGCAACGCCATCGGGCTAAAGCTGACGCAGGCTAGCGTCGTGCCCACCGCGAATCTACTCAAGGGCCGGAACAACACGCTTGCCTCAACGAGCTTCCCGTCTGCCGCCGTTTACGCCGTCAGCGAGCAGATTGAGGTTCGCACGCTGTCGCCGTCAAATCGGACGCAGTACCGCACTCTGCAAGTGATGGTAGATTATTTCACCGCGGAGGTGGCCGGCTCGACGACGATCATCGACGACCTATTCGATACGGGCTCGGCCGCGGTCGAGGCCGCGGTGCTCGCTGACGTGACTCTGGGCGGCGTCTGTGATGACCTACTTCTGACGTCCGTCGATTATGTGATCGAGCCTGACGAAGAGCGTCGCTGGGGCGTCGCTCGTCACACCTTCTCCTGCATCTATTTAACCACCGACTAAAATGGCGAACCACTTAGGCCGCGAAGGCACCGTCAAAATCTCGTCGACCACCATCGGCGAGCTCCGCAACTACTCCTTGGCCCACTCCTCCGACGTCGTCGAGGACTCGGTCATCGGCGACACCTACCGCACGCGGAAGGCCACGCTGAAGACCTGGAGCGTCAACGGCGACCTCTACTGGGACGAGACCGATGCCGGCCAGATCGCGCTGACCATCGGCTCGACCGTGACCGTGAACCTCTATCCCGAGGGCATCGCGTCGACGTCCATCTATTACTCCGGCAGCGGCATCGTCACGAAGTTCGATATCAGCGCCGCGTTTGACGGGATGGTCGAGGGCTCGATCAGCATCGAGGGCAACGGCGCGCTGTCCACTTTGACGGTCTGAGGTGAAGGATGGACGCTATTGACCTAGTTCGCGAACACTTCGCTTCCCTCGGGACGAAGAAGATCGAGGTGCCCGAGTGGAAGCTGACGATCCACGCTACTCCCGTCACGCTCGCCGAGAAGGCGCGCCTCTACAAGAAGAGCCGCGAGAGCGATATGGAGCTCCTCGTCGACATCCTTCTGATGAAGGCGACGAGCGAGGACGGGAAGAAGCTCTTCACCATCGAGGACAAGGCGGTGCTGCTCAACCGCGCGGACTCCAACGTCCTCGCGCGAGTGGCGAACGCTATCCTGGCCGACGATGCGCCGAAGGCTGAAGAGCTAAAAAACTAGCCGGCGGCGAGGCTGGTGCCGACCTCCTCGCCGTCTATGCGCTCGCGGATCGTCTCGGCAAGTTCGCTCACGAAGTCCTCCAGATGCCAGCTCACGAGATGAACGGCTGGATCGCCTACCTAAACCACCAGCAGCGAACCCAACACCGCAATGGCTAGCGCAACCTTTACCCTACGGGCCGTCGACGCGACGCGGGCTGCGTTCGCCTCGGTGCAAAATTCGCTGCAACGGGTCGAGAACAGCACCCGCGGTCTCGCGCGCATTACCAAGCTAGCCTTCGGCGGCGAGGCTCTTCTCGGCACGCTGAATATGATGAAGCAGCGACTGGATAAAGTCGCTATGGCTGGCGAGGAGATGGGCTTCGACGACGAGCAGATCGCGAGCGCCATCAGGATGGAGCAGGCCGTCGAGGGCATCCTCAATTTCCTGACCAAGATACCAATCGCGCTGGCTCAAGTCGGCATCGACATCGGCAGCGTCTTCGATCCGTCCAAGGTCAAGGCCACCGGAGACATAATTCGCCAGTTCAAGTTCGAGCGATCCAAGAAGGAGATTGAGTCGATCACCGAGGAGACGCGAAATCTCCAAGTCGAGATGTCGCGGATGAATATGACCGAGCAGGAGCTTGCGGACACGCTTCTGCAAGATGCTGCCAAGGGGTTTGAGGAGGCGGTAAAAGCTTTTGAGCGTGAGCCGGAAAAAGGATTCCGACTTCAGAAGGACGCGCTCACAATTCTGGCGCAACGCGAGCAGCTGCTGAAACAGATAGCTAAAGCAGAGGAGCAGGCAAACGAGAAGCTCGATGCTGCGCGAGACAGCCGTCGTCAAGCGGAACGAGAACTGGAGGGCGTCGGAAAGAAGGCGCTCACTACTGAGCAAGAGCTTAATTTGCTCTACCGAGATCAAGCCTCGCTGGTTCGTTTCATCAATTCTCTAAAGGGCAACGGGGTCGAGGTTCTCAAACTGGAGACCGATGCAGAGAACAAGCTCAAGGACGTGATCGAAAAGATCGTCGCACTAGAGAAGGAGCGCCGCTCTTTTGGAATGGAGTTCGGAGCAACCATTTCCCAGTCATTTGAGGATGCCATTCTCTCCGGCACCAAGCTGCGCGAGGTTCTGCGCGCACTCGGCCAGGATCTATTGCGGCTGATCTTCCGCGAGCAAGTTACCAAGCCGATGGCGAGCGGCCTCGGGAACTTCTTCGCGGATCTCTTCACGGGCCGCGCATCTGGCGGACCCGTCACCGGAGGCACGCCATATCTCGTCGGCGAAAAGGGGCCGGAGCTCTTTATGCCGGCTTCGTCCGGCAGCATCGTGCCGAACAATCGCCTTGGCTCGAGCGGAGGCGGATCGACTGGCGTGACGATCAATTACCACATCGCCGCCGGCGTCACCCGCGCCGAGCTCGTGCCGATCCTCGAGACGGAGCGCAAACGCCTCAAGGCCGAGATTCCAGATATGGTGCGCCGCGGTGGCGCTTATCGCGCAGCGTTCGCCTAAGCTATGGCAATTTCCTACCCACTCACGCCGCCGTCGCCGTTCCGCATCTCGAAGCTGACGCTCTCGGGAATGAGCGCGACTTCGCGCAATGTCTCGCCGTTCACGTTTCAAACGCAGCAATACAACTGGCCAGGGCAGGCGTGGATGGGCTCGGTCGAGTGCCCGCCGATGACGCGCTCCGCGGCCGAGGAGGTGATTGGGTTCCTGCTGGCAGCGCAGCGCGGCACGTTCTACTTCCAAGACTACGCCAACACCTCAGCGCGGGGCAACGTGACCGGCACGCTGACCGTCAGCAGCGCGACGGCCAACACGTCGACGCTTGGCATCTCGGGCGCGACTGGCACCTTCGCGGTCGGAGACTGGCTTCAGATCGGCACGTCGCTCTACAAGGTCGTCCAGGTCAACTCCTCCAGCAGCGTCGACCTCTTCCCGGTTCTGCGCTCCAGCTACACAGGCGGCACGTCGATCACCTACTCCAACGCAAAGGGCGTCTTCCGGCTGGCCGAGTCGCGCACCGAGTGGTCGATAGAGCTCGCGAGCATCTACGGCATCACCTTCTCCATCGCGGAGGACGTCGCGCAATGAGCATCACAACCGCAGGCCGCACGCTCTCGGCCGATATGGTGACGGAGGTGACGACGGTGCAGCTGGCGCCGGTCATCCTTGTCTCGCTTAGTTTCCCTTCCGCGTACACGCGCCTCTGGACCGGCTACGGGACGCTGACCTACGCCGGCGTTCCCTACCTCGGCATCGGCACCTTTGGCAGCATCTCGCCGATTGAGGAGACCACCGATCTCGCGGCGCGCGGCATCTCGATGCGGCTCTCGGGCGTGCCCACCGCGAACATCGCGCTTGCGCTCACGGAGGATTACCAAGGCCGCGATTGCACGGTGCTCTTCGGCGCGCTCTCGCCCACCGCCGGCACGCTGATCTCGTCGCCGGTGACCGTCTTCCAGGGGCGAATGGACGTGATGCAGATCTCGGACGACGGCCAGTCCGCCGACATCACGATGACGGCCGAGAACCGGCTCGTCGATTTCAAGCGGCCGCGCGAAGTGCGCTACACGCACGAGGAGCAGACCGCGCTTTTCCCCGGCGACCTCGGGCTGGAGTTCGTGACGGCGATACAGGAGAAGGCCATTTACTGGGGCAACCCGAACCAGACGCAGCAAACCAACTGGAACGGAGGCGACAAGACCGGGCCGACGGAATACGAATGAAGGCTGCCGACATTCCCGCGGAGCTTGCGCGCTTCATCGAGGAGCGGCGCAGCCAGCCGTTCGCGTGGGGCGCGAATGACTGCTGCCTCTTCGCGGCCGACTGGGTGGCGCGGGCAACGGGCCGAGATCCGGCGGCGCATTACCGCGGCACGTACTCAACCGGCATCGGCGCGCAGCGCATCATCGATAAGGCCGGAGGGATTCTGGAACTGGCGCGCGAACTTGGGCTTGAGACGACGCAGATCGGCCTTGCTCGCCGCGGCGACGTGATCGCACGCGATGTGGGCAACGGAATCGGACTGGGCGTCTGCGTGGGTAACGCTGCCGCCTTCGTGGGCCGCGATGGGCTGGAGTTCCTCGACCTCAACGGCGCCGCCTGCTGGCGCCTCTAACTATGCCGCAAGTCGCCGTCGTCGTCTGGATCGCTTTGATGGATATCGGGCTGAGTGTCGCCGCGGCCAACGCGGTGATGTTCGTGCTCAAGTTCATCGCGACGACCGCTGCCTCGATGGCGGCCTCTAAGCTGCTCGCACCAAAGGCTCCGAGCTACTCCGACCCGTCGCTCACCGACCGCTCGCAGATGATCCGCTCGCCGATTGCGGCGCGGCAGATCGTTTACGGCCAGACGAAGACCTCGGGCGTCATCGTCTACATCTCGACGACTGGAACAAAGAACGAGTATCTGCACCTTGTCGTCGCCCTCGCCGGCCACGAGGTCGAGGAGATCGGCGACGTCTACTTCAACGATGAGCTCGCGCTGACGGGCGCGGGCAGCGCCGCCCAGGGACGCTTCACGGGCTACGCCGAGATTTACAAGAAGCTCGGCAGCGATACGCAGACGGTTGAAACGAACCTTGAGACGGCGACTTCCGGCCTGACCGACGGCAAGTGGACGAGCAACCACCGCCTGCGCGGCATCGCGTACATCTACATTCGCCTCGTCTGGAACCAGGAGGTGTGGACCGGCGGCATCCCGAACATCGCCGCGGTGGTCAAGGGCAAGAAGGTCTACGATCCGCGCACGACGACGACGGCTTACTCGGCTAACCCTGCGCTCTGCCTGCGGGACTACTTGACGAGTTCGCTCGGGATGGCGATGGACTCGGCCGAGATCGACGATACGGCAATCAACGCCGCGGCGAACATCTGCGACGAGGACGTCGAGATCAAGCCGGTCACCTCGCCGGCCACCTACGAGAACCGATACGAGGCCAACGGCGTGCTCTACACGAGCGCCTCGCCGGACGAAAACATCGGCAAGCTTATCACCGCGATGGGCGGCCTGATCGCCTACTCGGGCGGCAAGGTGGTTGTCTACGCGGCCGGCTATCGGATCCCGACCGTCACGCTGACCGAGAAGCACTTCGCCGGCCAGATGACGGTGCAGACCAAGACCTCCGCCCGCGACCGAGTAAACGGAGTCAAGGGCGTCTACGTC